ATACCACCCTGAACAATGGTCGTTGGGTAGTAGTAATAGTGCAGTTCGGTCTGGTAGTCATCGTCTGGAGTTGGCCCAATGATGTAGGTGTACGGCTCAAACTGAGCGTAGTACTTTGGAGTTCCAGTATCAGTGACTGGGTTTGGGTAGGACTGGCGAATAAAGTTGACATCTTTATCAATCAAATACTCATAGTTCCCGCTGGCATCAATCACAGCTAGAGAAAAAGACGCCAAGTAGTCGCTTGGAAGGGCTAAGTAATAATCACCGTTGGTAAAGTTACCGATGACATTTTTACGGATAGCAGGGATCTGAACGGCGTTATACACCCGCTCTTCGCAGAGCTGGACAAAGTTAGGGATGTTGTAGACAAAGAGTTGCTCTGTCGACTCAGCGTAACTTTGGATTGCTTCAGATAACTGCTGGTAATTCATCAGCCCATCTTCCCGCTGATTTTGCGACCTTTTGTTGCAGCGCCATAACCACGCATAACACCAACACCATATGGATTTTCTTTAGCGTAGTTACCCTTGCTTACACCGCCAACAGACATGTTCATGGTATCCATAACCTTGGCACCAGGAGTGTAGTTGTCATATGCATATACGTTAGTGGTCTTGCCAGACATAGTATGTGGGGCAGCGTAAACTTCAGCCGAGCCAACCTCTTTACCCATTACTTTTTTAGAATATTTAGCCATTATCGACCTCTCTGATTAGCCATACGAGCCATGTTGCGACCCATAGACTTCATGTTCTTGTTTAAAGAACTACTACTAGCCTTGGGGCCTTTATCAATGATGTGTTTACCGTCATTTGGATACACCTTAGCATCGGTTTTACCCTGCTTGGTGATACCATCTGCGCCTTTTTTATATCCCATTTTCAACTCCTTAAGTTGTCGTTACCGTTACTGTACCAACAATTACCTGTTGTACCAAGTCATTTGGGGTTAGCCCCGCATCTGGACCTCTACTACCACCTACAGGGTTCCAGCCCCACTGTATGATTCTGCTACCTAATTCTGGACTACCAAACCCGTCTGGACCAACACCCGTCAAATTAATTTGTAACCCGCTTTGTCCAGAAACCTGATAACTAACATCCGGACGAGGTTCCCGCACTGCCTGTGGGTCATTAACTGGATATAAACCTAATGACAGCTGTGGTTGATCCGGATCCCAACAGGTTTTACATACTTTAACCTGATATGGTTTAGTCTTTAATATCTGTATCCGCAGCTCCTTAAGCTTGTAGCGTTGTGCGCATCTGTCGCACTCTGCAATCGCATATTTTCCAGAAGCAAACTTATTTGGCATGACATTTTAATTAAAATAAAAAGAATTACGTGGTACAAATCGAATAGCCGCTTTTTCACGGTCTTCGTCGGCAGCCAACTGCCACTGCTGCTCATAGTCGCTTTTAAGCATCATAATTCTATTAGGGTCTACTCCGGGCATTTTAGTGCTTAGCTGATAAGCTAAACCAGCAGCCATACAAGGAATAAAACGAAATGGTATGTCTGCCGTGCGAACACCGTTTCCAGCGTCTTGGATTCGTCTCATACGGTAGTACACAAAGGTGTACTGAGTCCCGGGTGGATTCGGTGTAGGCCATACATTAATACATGGCAAATTGTTTGTATATACACTTGCACCATTTGAGTGGGTAGTAGCCGTAGTACCATTTTGACCCCGCCAAGCATTAAGGATTTGATTCCCGACAATATTTTGATAGCCAATCGTCTCTGAACCAATATTAATAAACCCTTGGGTTGGTAGGTTTGCTACGCTAGTAAGTGTAATCGTAGTCTGATCGGCAGCGGTTATAGCGGCGGCTAAGGTAGTCTGAGCCACGTTTGCTACATTGCCAGACTGTCGGTTAATCCAGACCTGAATAGGGCGCCCAGTGGCGTTTTTATTAGGAATAGTTATATAAGTCGACTCGCTTATACGGGTAATATTAATATCAATTTGATTATTACCAGCACCGTTATTCGTACGGACAACCGTATCTAAGAGGTCAATTGTATCTACTGGGATAGGGTAAATAGCCTGCCCAGTATTCATCAAAATCTGTCCCTGCTCAACCGTCCAGAGGTTAATACCTCGGTTAGCCCACTCAATAGTAAGCAGGTTTAACGACCGCCGTGCAGTACGGAAATCATAGCCAGAACGAACTTCAAGGCCGCAGCGCTCAAATGCCTCCTCAATGAGATCATTCATGTCTAGGTTAAAACTAGTTGTTCCAGTAGTACTCATTTGTCTAGTTCTTCAATTTTTGCCTTTAATCTGGCAATTTCGGCGTCCCGTTCATCTAATTTTCGCATTAGCCCTGCGTTCATTTCTGCCCACATAATTACGTTCTTCATGCGCTCTTTGTGATCTTCAAACATGACTTTAAAAAGCTGATCAGAAATTTCCATCTGTCGCTCGATAAAGTCTTTCATTACTTAACCTTTCGATACGGTTTTACTTTTTGCTTTACCTTTTGCGGCTGCGGCACGAACTGCTGCCCCCGTGCTTTTCCTTCCCGTTTTGCCCGGGTTGTTGCTGCGTACTCGGCTGGGCTTAGCGCCTGTATTGCTCTTTTTGGCAGGTACCGTTCCCCCGTCTCGGACGACTTCTTCCCTGACTTGGTCGTCCATTCTTGTTTCGTCCAAGCTTTTAGGCTGCGTTGAGGTTTTGCTAACGCCACTTAATTTCTCCCAAATCCAATCCCAGATAAACGGCATTACTTCTTTAGCTTCGACAAAGTCTGAGCTAACCTCGCACGTTGACCCATTTTGCCAGGGGCTTTAGCAGCCGCAGCAAGCTTTTTTGCTGGGATCTTTTCACCAGCTTTCACACCCATTGCTTTCTTCAAAGCGCCAGGCTTTTTGATAGCAGACTGAATCCATTTGCTGGTTGAGCCGCCTTTTTTCATAGCAACTCCACGACCTTTTAGGATGTCCGCCTTAGTCACTTCGCCGTCATTGTTTAAATCTGGAAACGATTTAGCCATTGCACAACTCCTTTTGTTTAGCTTCTGCTATATATTTTGCAGCTTTTTCTAGTAAAACTGAACTGTCTTGTAGTAAACCTATACCTCGATTGCAGTTTGGGCATAGAAGACCCCTAATTCTTCCGGTATTGTGGTCATGATCAATACATAACCAGCTAAACTTTTCTTCTGGCTCATTACAAACAGCGCAACACCCCTGCTGCACTTCATAAAGTTCGTTATACAACTCTTCTGTTGCACCACGTCTTTTTAGCCTTCTGTTTGCAGTAACCCAGTTTTTTCTACGCCATTCGTTTAAATGTTCTTTATTATTTAAAGCCCACTCTTGTCTTTTGGCCTGCATACACAGCTTACACCTAGATTTATAAAGGTGCGACAGCTTACCACCACGACTAAAAAACTCAGTCAGTGGTTTTTCTGTTTTGCAAAATGTACAGGTTTTACTTGTAGCCACCGCCGGCCGCCTTATATTTTTTTGCTAAGAGCTGAGCTTTCCGACCGCTCCATTGACCTGCTGCAGTACCTTGCACAGCCGAGTTCTTAATACTTTCAAATAAAGCCTTGCGCATACCAGGTTTCGTGTAATTACCAGCTTTATTAACACTGGAAGTCTTACCACCTTTTTTGTACATGTCAACTGCATCGGGATTATCTTTACGGCGAATAACCTTTCCTTTGGGCATCTTAGAGGGGGCTATGGCGCCCATACCACGGCTGGCTCTCATACCATCTTGCCTTTAGTCTTGCCACGAACAGCACAACCATCTGCCCGTTTGGACGCAGAAGATACCTTACCACCCTTCTTATACCCAGCATACTCATATGCCTCACCTTCACGTGCACGTGCGGGAACAGATTCGGCTAATTTTCTAGCAGCTCTTATGTCATCACGAGCAGCCTTGGCAGCCGTAGTAGAGATCCTAGAAAGAAAGTCTTTCTCACCTTCAGTCCCTTGAACCATCATCTCACGGGATTTTTCTAGCTTCTCTTTTTCTTTAACGGTTGGCTTGCGATAGTCCATGATTAGCAGTATCCGCCTTTTTTCATTGTGATCATCTTGCCTTTAGTTTTGCCTTTAGTAGCAATACCGTCGGCAGACTTGTGACCAGCAGCTAAACCACCACCAGCCATTTTCTTAGCCATGCCGCCTTTTTTCATGCCGTGCATTTTCTTTTCGTGCATCTTTACTTCTGTTTTGGCAACTTTTTTCATCATTGGCTTATCTTTTGCAATATCTGAGTGTTTCATCATTCCACCTTTCATAAATTTTTTGCCTTTATCGGCTGTTAAATACTCTTCACCTACAGACTTAGGGACACCAACTTTTTTAGCAAACGCAGGATTGTTAGCCACTGCCGCCATGAAGTTATGTTGTTTTTTCGTCTTGCTAGGCATTACTTTTGACCCCAGTATCCAGCAACAAAACCCACAATACCCGTTACAAAACTGACAAAACCGCCAATCGCTAGTAGCGTCTTCCACCCACCCTTAGCTTCAGATAATGTCTTCTGAATGCCTTGGATTGCTAGTTTGATTTCTTGCATTTCTTTGATCATTTTATCCATGTCATCTTGCAAGTGTTGAATATCATTAGC